TGTCTATGCAGTCCGTGAATTCTTCGGCTCTAGTGCACCTGCTGCCGGTAAGAGCGCAGTCCGTTCCATCATGCCGCTCAACGCGATTGTGGATGTCGCCAAGGACCGCATCCCCGTGGCCGAGCAGATCGGTCGTCTGGTGGACGAGAAGGTTGGTGCGGAGAACAAGCGCAACCAGATGATCGAGCCGATCATCAAGCGTGTGTCCGACTGGGCTGCTGCTAACGAGTTTAAGGTTGACCCACTTAACAAGGTCATCTACAACAGTACGTTGTATCAGGTTGACCCGGGCAAGTCCCGCTCTGATTACGTCGGGAAGGTGGACGACAGCGGCAACAAGTTGGATGCCATCTGGGATCAACTGCAACCTGCGTGGAAATCTCTCGGTGAGGATGGTCGTGGTGTGTACCGACAGATGCGGGACACCTACGCTGCCCTGCACAAAGATGTTGAGCGCGTGCTCTTCACCCGCATCGACGACGCGCTCAAGGATGATCCGGCTGCGGCTAAGAACGTCAAGGCAGAAATTTACAAGCGCCTGTTCGAGAGCGGCAAACTTGAGCCCTACTTCCCGCTGACCCGTGCGGGTCAGTACTGGCTGTCCTACACCGCTGATGGTGAGTTCTACGTTGAGGCGTTTGAGACCAACGCCATGCGTGAGGATGCCATCAAGTCCTTGCAGGGTGTTCCCGGTGTGGATGGCAAGAGCATTCAGAAGTTCGCCAACATCTCGCAGATCAACTACCGCAACGTCCCGCCCACGTCATTCGTCAACAACATCCTGCAAACCCTGGAAGCAAGTAAGAAGGGCGCAAGTGCGGAGGGTAAGGCCCGGGTCGATGAAACGATCTCGGAGGTGATGAACCTCTTCCTGAACACGCTGCCTGAAACATCCTTTGCCCAGTCGTTCCGGCGTCGTAAGGGCACCCTCGGCTTCAATCAAGATGCCATCCGTGCCCTGCGCAACAAGACCTACAACATGTCGCGTCAACTGACGAACATCGAGTACGGTGCGAAGTTGGAGGCCGCACGCAAGGAGATGATGGAGCAGGTCAAGGCCAACGGTAGCCAAGAGCAAGACGTTGAGTACATGGAGGAGTTCAACAAACGGATTGACTTCGCCATCAGCCCCAACATCCCGATGTGGTCACGGGCGTTCACGTCTGCGGGCTTTGCCATGACACTGGGCTTTAACGTGTCATCAGCCGTGGTGCAACTTGCACAGGTGCCCATCGTGGTGCTGCCTTACCTGGGCGGTAAGTACGGTTACGGCGCTTCGACCATGGCAATCGGTCGCGCCAATCGCATCTTCATGGGCAGTGGTGTGACCCGCGACGTGGAGATGTTGGTGCCCGTGCGTGACGATAAGGGCAACGAAGTTGAGAAGTCAGTCAATGTTGTTGCTGCACCTTCTCTGGACAACTATGACTTCAGCGATCCTAAGAACGCTGACATCAAACACCTTGAGACCCTGGCACGCATCGCAGGCTCACGCGGACAACTCAACCGGTCCATGGCGTATGAAACGCTAGAGGCCAACGAGGGTGACTCCTTCTTCACCAAGGTCAACCGTGCAATGGGTCTGCCCATGCACATGACCGAGCGCATGAACCGTCAGATCTCTCTGATTGCAGCCTACGAACTTGAACTGGGTCGCCTGAACAAAGCAGGTGAGAAGTTGGACGATGGTCGTCCCGCCAGTTCACTCAGCAACGCTGAGAAGGAAGAGTACGCAGCCAACCAAGCGATCTATCTGACCGAACTGACCAACGGTGGCACGGCTGCGGCCTCGGCTCCTCGCATCTCTCAGAATGCTTTGGGTCGAATCATCTTCATGTACAAGCGGTACGGCGCGTCCATGTACTACATGATGTACAAGTCGTTCCGCGATGCGATCAACAAAGAGAACGATCCCGAGGTACGCAAGGCAGCACTCAAACAACTCGCAGGTGTCCAGGCATCCGCTGCACTCTTTGCCGGTATCCAGGGCACAACCATGTACGGCATCGCTGCCGCGATGTTCGACATGTTCCGTGACGAGGACGAAGAAAAGTTCGATGCCCTTGCACGTAAGCAGATGTCCTCGTGGGCATACGGTGTCGGCTTGCCGCCTGACTTGTTCTACAGCGGTGCGCTCAACGCACTGACAGGTAGTGAGGTTGCCAGTCGTATCAGTCTGCGCGATCTGCTGTTCCGCGAGCCTCTGGTCAAGAACGAGAATAGTTGGATCATGTACCAACTGGAGCAGTTGGGTGGTCCGGTGCTCGGTGTTGCCAGTCGCGTGGAGCGCGGCATCAAGTTGATCAACGAAGGCTATACCCGTCGCGGCATCGAGCAGATGCTGCCTTCTGCGGTGTCCTCATTGCTCAAGTCTGAGCGGTTTGCCCGTGAGGGTGCGCAGACCCTGCGAGGAGACCCGGTGGTGCAGGAGTTCGGCGGTGCCCAAATCGTCGGCCAGATGTTTGGCTTTACCCCGGCGAAGTACATCCGCGAGTTGGAGATCAACTCAGCGACCAAGGATATAGACCGTGCAGCGGGTGAGGAGCGCACCAAGTTGCTGCGCAACTACTACATCGCCAAGCGCCATGGGGATGAGGCTGAAGCCAACGCCATCATTAAGAAGATGGAAGACTTCAATACGCGTCACCCCGGTGCACGCATCGACGCGGACACGGTTCGCAACTCCATGGCGCAGCACATCAAGACCTCCAAGGAGATGGTCAGCGGGGTGCTCTACTCCAAACAGATGCGTGCTGAGTTGCTACGCAATCGCGCCGAGTACGAAGGCGACATAGACGAAGAAGAATAAAAAACCCCGGGGGATTAGCCCGGGGTAAACATCTTTCAAGGAGAGAAACCAACAAGTCCTACCCTGACTTGTTGGCCAGATGCTATCACAGCACTCTCCAGAAGCGTACCCCCCATTTACCCTTTTCTATCCGGGGTCGGAACACTACAGACCAGTTGCGGCTATCTGTAATCTCCAACACCTGGCGAACAAGTTCTAGGGTGTTGATACACGGGACGAAGAAAGAAGTACCGGTTCCGATCTGATCCCACGGCACCCCAATCCTCACCCCGTCCGGGGCGATGTCGCCCTTACGTAGCCTGTTTTTCCATGAGCGCGGCGGTTGTCGCCATAGCGTTTTCGGTTTCATCGGTCATGAAACTTGAGCAGTCGATGGTCAGCACGTCCGCAGGAGGCAGGTTCATGTGGGTGCCACGGCTCAGGCGCATCTTCTCCTTCTTCAGGTTGGTCGGTGCGGCCTTGAGGGTATCCACCAGCCCCAGGTAGTTAAGTTGCTGCTTGACGCACCACTCCTTCAGGGGCTTAGGCAGCAGATACAACTTCTTCACGTCGTATTCGTACCGGGCCACGAAGTTCACGCGAGGTACCGCCTCCGGGTGGATCAGGTGATCCAGACCCGTCTGCTGCTTCCGGGCGTCGTCCGTGCTCTTGATGCGCAGGATGTTGTTGTAGTTCTCAGCCAGATAGTCAGTCAGCAGGGAGTTGGACTCGCTCGCCATCTCCTTGGACGCTTCCTTCGCCACCTTCAGCATCTCCACAGACCATCGGGCAATCGGTGCGATCTCCCAGTTGATGAGCCCTGCACGCTTGGCAAGCATCAGCCCCGCCAGGGTACGAGACACCAAGACCGACCAGAACCGGTTCTCAGCAGTCAGCCCCGCAGCGGCGTCAATCTTGTTCTGATTGATCTTGGCCAACTCCTTGGCAGCATCCAAGTTGTTGAGAAGGTACTGGATGTACGGCACCCCGGCATGACCATAGTGCTGCTTGATGTTGGTGCTGAACTCGTCGGTCTCGCTCTTATCCTTGAAGTAAACCCGCAACACTTTGTGCTCAAGGATCCGCTGCGCCTCAGCCTCGGGCATGCGCTTGCACGTACCGATACGCTCGACCAGACCGGCGTTACCCGATGTTCCGAACATCGTCTTCCAGGGCTTGCCCCGGATGCGCTCCACGTTGCTCTTCCCAGACATCCGGTTGCGCTGCAAACCACTAGGAAGTTGATACGCCCAGTCCGACAACTCCGCTGGTTTGGTGTTGGTCATCTCATCCATGTAGACGATGAGATCCTTGTAGACCTCAGCGCGGTTCATCTTGGATGCGAATGTGTCCCGCTCCTGAAGCATCAGCAGATCCGGGTCGCCCCAGACTGATGCACCTGCCAACATCGCCGTGGTCTTACCCAGGCCCGAGCCCTTGCTGTAGATATGGAACGCCGCCGCGTTGATCGGTTGGAAGTGCATCAGCGGTGCGCCGAACGACATCCCAAACACAAACTGGTGCAACTCAAAGCCCGGACGGTTGAAGAACTCCATCGTCTGCTTCCACCCTTCGAACGTCCCCTTCGGATGAAAGTAGGGGAAGAACTGTGCGGTTGCAGTTGAGGGGGAGTTGATCTCAATCCGATCCTTGAAGATCTCCATGTTCCCAACAGCGAAGGATGTCCCGGCCTCGTCGGTCCATCCAAACTGCCTGCGTGCTTCAGTCGCCTCGGCGCGGTACTGAAGTTCACTGACCCATCGCATTGTGTAGTCCATTAGTTCAGCCACATTCAAAACAGTTACGCCCTGCTGTGCAAGGTACTTTCTGAAGTCGTCCCTTGATCCCACCGCCGTCAGGGGTAGCGTGAACTCACGCACACCGTCCTTGGGCAAATGCAATCTCATGACGATGGCTTCACCCATATCCGGGTCGCGCAAGCGCCGCACCACGTACAGGTCGTTGTGGTACACCAACTTATCACGCGGCGCGTCATCATCACCCTCACCTTTCTGGTGAATAAAGATGCCACCGTTCTTTCCACGGAAGTAGGGCTGCGGGTACTTCGGTATCGTGAAGGTAATGGGCTTGGCATTCGGAATGTCGATGGGCTTTTGCACCACCACGTTGTCCGACTCCTCGGCCTCTAAAACCTCCCGACCCAGAGTAATCGGCGACTTGATCTTGCCCCAGTGCATGCAGTTGGGGCACACATCAGACCGATACTCATCGAACCGCTCACACAGATACGGCCCCTTGATCAGGGCTGCTTTCTCCTCGGTCGCATCCGGCGTGTACTCCGGGTGCTTCTCTGAGATCTTATGGATCGCCCGACCACCATCCACGCAGAACTTAGCGATAGACAGTCCGGCACGCCACAGCGGCTCCGATATGTTGGCTTGGTTGGTGACGACCTCGTGCAGTTGGGCGCAGCCCTTGCCCTCTGCGGTCTTGAGGATGATGGTCTTGAACCGACTGATGTAACTGCCCGAGAGGGCTTGCATCACCGCATCCTGCTCCCGAGGGGTGAACTTCTTGACAGCGGTGAGTACCCCGTCTTCCCCTAGAAGTTCTTTGAACGTATCGAACACCACGGCTGCGCCGGGTGAGCCGACAAGCGTCACATCTTTAGGTATCTCGTCCTTGTGATTGTGTGTTCCCGGCACCCGCAATACACGGGCTGCATCGGCAGGAACTGCCGGGTCGATAAAAAGGTTGTGCCTCTTGCACAGCCGCTTGAACTGCTCGGCTACGGGCAACCATGTTTCACGTGAAACCGGCTCTGTCAGGGGCCAGTACGCATGAACACCACGTCCGCTGTTGACCACGGTTGGCCGTGGCAACTGACGTTGTTTGCAGAAATCACGCAGTGCACCCAGTGCATCGGCTTGCGTCGCATAGTCCTTCCCGGCCCCGCAGTCGAGGTCGAGGAAGAAGGACCGCATCTGTTGGACGTTTGCCGTCTTGCGTGACCCTGCCTCGGTGAACGTGGCAAGAGCAAAGTAGGCATCGTATCCATCCGCATCCAGTTGGGTGGCTGCGCTTACTACAGCGTCGAGGTTGTCGTAGAACTTCTGTACTTTGCGCTCGTCACTGAGCCGCGCCGCATAGACACAGTAGTAGCCGCTGTCGCCAAGGATAGCCTCCAGAAATTGTTTTGTGTCCATGACCGCCAGAAGATGGAGAGTGAGAAAAGGGGGGACTAATCCCCCCTCGGACTATTTTGTTCAGTCGTCCCACTCGTCCACCACGGCGGACAGGTCTTGCTTCTCTTCGTTCACGGGAGCAGCGGACTTCTTAACCACCTTCTTGGGCTCTTCAACAACTTCCTCAGCCTCAACCTTCTCGGGCTTCGGCGCGGGGCGCGTGACCGCAGGTGCCTCGGCCTTCTTGGCTTCGATCTTCGGTGCAGGGATCACGCCGTCCAGTTGCGACACGTTCATGGAGATAGCACGGGTGGTGTCATCGTGCTTCTGCATCTCCACGGCGATAGCCAACTCGTGCTCTTCCAGTTCACGCACAGGCTTGAACACCAACTTGGGCGTGGGGCTTGACGTGTCAAACCGCATCTCGGTGATGATGCTGATGGCCGGAGTGTTGTATGCTTTGAGGTGGCGACCGTAGGCTTGCAAGGGCATCTTTTTGCCGTCTGCATCCCCAAACACGGAAGTAGCCCGCAGCGGGACCCGATACACCTCGCGCTTTTCCATCTCCCCGTCGAGCATCACGGCGATGCGCTGTTGGAAGCGGCATGCGCGGGTCTCGCCTTGACCCGATCCCTTGATGTGCTGAGGGCAGTCCTTGCAGAACTGGGATTGACGCTGCTCAACGGGCACTGCTGAGTCAGGACGCTGCGTATCAGAAGACCAGCAGGTGGGCTTGGTAACTTCTCCCTCGGTGTAGGTTCCGGCGAAGAACATACGGGACACAGGTGCAGCGTTGATCATCACCACGTTGATGGCGCGATCCTCGGAGACACGCACCTCCTTGCCACCTACGATCTCACGGAACACGCCGCCCTTGATGCTGATGCGGCGGTTACCACCACTGGCACCACCTGCGATGGTCGAGGTCAGGTTATCTTCCACGCCGCCCAGGATGGCCAGGGCCTTGGAGGGCTTACCGAAAAGGGTCATTGCTGTCATGGTTCTCTCCTTAGATGTCTTTGTCAGGGTTTGCGAAGTCCAGTTCAAGTTGGACGGGTTGGGTACTCAGTGCGGTCAATTCGGCCTCGGTCACTACGGATTGCGGATCCGCTGACGGGTTCTTGGTCAGGGATGCGAGGATCTCTGCGAGGTTGAACCGGTAAGTGTTACCGATCTTCACGTAGGTACTCCTCGGGATATGCCCCTGCCGCACCCAGGCTCGGACGGTGGACACGGACACGGTGAAGTGTTTTGCCACGTCTTCGATAGGGATCAGCGGCTCGGGCTTCTGCTCGGGCTGCATTGTTACTTTCTCCTTACGGTGATGGTGTACTCGCTGTCCACGTTCAGCCCCGGTGGCAGCAGGTCGGGGTGCTCTTCCAAAAATTGCTTCATGTTGGTCTGGTGGATCCGCTCATGCAGCAGTTCGGGAACCTTGTGCTCTACGATGAACTTGCGCATGGAGTCCCAGTCGCTCGTCCAGTAGTCGCGCTTGACGGTGCGGTAGAACAGCCCCTCGCCCGTGCGAACGCTGTCCACGTTGTGCTCCTTGCAGTGCTCCAAAAGGGCACCCTTGACGGTTGCCATCTTCTCCTTGAGCGCCTTCTCCTGGGC